ATCAGTTCAGTCTGGTTTCTTTTCATGTTTAACCTTGCCATTGGGGAAAAACAAAGTGTTATGTATGCGACTTGGTGCTTCAAGTACGGTCATGCTGCCGGGTCTAACAAACCGTTTAGGCGGGACATAAGCAGGTCTATCAAACTTGCTTATAGTGTCTTTCTTTTTCATGTTAATCCCTAATAAAGTTTAGATAGCTTAACATGATTATTTAATTAAATGCAAACCTTTTATGGTTTTCATCATGTCTTTAATTCGCTCTAAGTTTTCTTTTGCGGCTTTGTCATCAACATCAGTTTTTGAATAACCCATGCGTACATCAACCGTTGGGCGTGGCGCAAGTCTGCATAACTCTTTAAATTTAATAGCGTTAGGAGCACGGTCTGGCAGGTTTAGCAAAGCAAAGCTAATAGCGTCGGGGTTTAGCGCAAAACAGCCTAATTCTTGTCCCCAAACAGTTTTGGCGTTCTCCATACCAATGTCGTTGCCGTTGTTATCAATAACGCTAAATTGACCTGTAAATTCCCTGCCATAAATGCCTTGCAGTCTGGCAAAGATACGGTCAACCCAAGAGGCGGGTATTGTTTGCATCGTACACCTCCATAACAGAATGTTCGCCAAAAATAGCCCTTGCTGTTGCGTCTTGTCTTAATTGATGCTCAGTCTTTTGCGATTGATCTTTAAGTACCCACTCAGCTTTAAAGCCTGTCCAACCTCTAGCGCATATTTCTTGTAAAGCGTCATTCAAAGAAATGTTAGCTTTTCTGGCTTCACGCTCTATGCCTTTTAAAGCGGTTTCTGTTATTGCGGCTTTCTTTGCTTTTCTTTGCTGAACAAAATCTTCCCAAACTGACTGCAAAACGCCGTCAGGCGTATGTAGTTTATTTGGTTGTTGGTTAGTGTTTAGTGTTTCTTGTTTAGGGTTATTTTGGGTTAGGCTTGGGTTAGGCTTGGGTATCCCATGGGTTTTTTTAGGTCTACCACCCTTGATTCCATTGAGTTTCTGCTTTTCAAGAAAACCGTGATATTGGGCTATTTCGGCATCCGCACGACTGTTTATGTACCCGTTCTCGGTGTACTCAAAAAACTCATTTAGTATCGATTTAACGATGCCGGACTCTATCCGTAACCTACGGCTAACCCATGGGATATCGATGGGTATTGGTGCTTCGGTATCGTAATACATATCCAGAAGTCTGCGATATGTAATGTCCTCAATTGGGGACAAGTGCATCGTGTGCTTGTTGTAATCACCGATGTTAAATTGATAATAGTGCATAACAAACCTTAAAAAAAAAGGCTTCACCTGAATACTCAATTCCTTTTTTAAGGGAATCTGGTCGGGTAGGCACAGTAACCTACTGAGTATTCATGTGAAACCTTACTGTTTTATCACCCCGACCAAGGGATGTAATAACTATAAAACTATCTTGCCAAAAAGTAAAGTGAGCCTCGATAAAGCACGATTTCCAATTAGAAAACTAAAACACTCAACTTTGGTGCGAAGCCTGCCAAGGAAACGATCAAAGTTGCTGCGTTAAAAATTGGGCGGCTAAGACCCAACGCTCACACTACTATCTTAACTCAATCCAAATGTCTTGCCATGTTTCTGGAAACATTTGTTTGCGTGTGTACTTGCCTTCCGACAATCGCTCGATGAGTGCGGCAACAAAGATCAAACGATCCTTGGGGATGCCTTTCTTGCGCCATTGACAGACTGCCGCCGCAGTAACGCCACACATCCTAGACACTTTAGAAGTGCCACCTAAAAGATTGATAATTTCGTTATTTTCCATGTAGACATCTTAACATAAATTAATCTGGCTTTACAATACTGTTTAGTTAGGTTAATATCTGTACTGGCAATCACGCCACATAAGGAAACACAATGGACGAACAAAAGCAATTTCAGGATGAATACGAACAACGCTTGGCTGATGCACTCGACCAAGTTGAGCAAGGCTACGTTACCAAGGATCACATGGCTATCATCCGCCATGCTTGCAACCTACCTAACCACTCACCCGCAAAACTTTTGCCCGTTATCTATAACTTTAATGAAATTTTTGAGGAAATAAAATGATTGTTACTGGATCGAACTCTGACCGTAAGAAATTCGAGATTGCACCCGCAGGCACACACCTTGCCCGTTTGTATCGCATCATCGACCTTGGTACACAAATGCGTGAGTACGAAGGTAAAGTAAATATGCTACGCAAAGCTAAATTCTTTTGGGAATTGCATGGCGAAGACGCAACAGGCAAACCGTTGTTGACTACGGAAGGCAAGCCGCTTATTCAATCAAAGGAATACACAATGTCATTAGGTGAAAAAGCTAATTTGCGCCGTGACCTTGAAGCATGGCGTGGCAAGGCATTAAGTGAAGATGAGCTGCGAGGTTTTAATGTTTCTGCTGTGCTTGGACAGTTTTGTATGATCAACATCAGCCACCGTGAAAAAGGTGATATGACCTATGCAGACCTTAAAGGTGTGTCAGGTGTCCCCGCTATCTACAAAAAAGCAGGGTTGCCAGAAGGTGTTAACTCAACTTTATTGTTTAGCCTTGAAAAATTTGATGAACAGGTGTTTGAATCGTTGTCTGAAAACATTAAAGAAACCATCCGCAAGTCACCGGAGTATCGTGCGATAGAACAGCCAACCAGTTCGGCTCAGTATGCGGCTGCTTCTGGTGGCTCTGTAGCCGATATGGATAACGATATACCTTTTAATTAGAATGGGTCTATAATGGTTGTATTCCAAGCACACGGGGTACAACATGATTCATTCAAAACAATGCTTTAAGTGCGTGACCATCAAGCCGTTAAGTGATTTTTATAAACATTCCGCAATGGCTGATGGTCATTTAAACAAATGTAAAGAGTGCAACAAAAAAGATGCGCTTGAACATAGGTTAAAAAATATTGATAAAGTGAGGGCATATGACAAACGCAGAGCAAAATTGCCAGAAAGAATTAAATTGGCATTGCGAGTCAATCAAGAATGGAGGCTTGCAGACAAACGTAGGGCTAAATGCCATAGCGCAGTTGCTAGAGCAATTAAAAATGGTGAACTTAATCCAATCCCATGTATTCGATGCGGCGAAGTTAAAAGTCTTGCACATCACGAAGATTATGATAAACCGCTTGATGTTATGTGGCTATGCCAACCTTGCCATAAACAACGCCATAAAGAATTAGCCTTTCTGATGACTAAGTACGAACAAGCAATTTTATCTGCTTGGAGGCTTCAGCAAATCCAAGAGGGTGACACGGTTGATCCGATTGCCGCCAAATGGATTGCTGAAGCGATTGAACTGTTAAAACTACTAGCTAAAGGTAAATAATCATGGCACTCGAATCTGGTCACTTTTATATGCAGGACGGTACACCTGCGTACACCATCATCGGAAAGAACGGACGGGAACGTAATACAACGGTTAAAGACGCTCGAGAGTTAAACCTTGTTCCGTCAGTCACAACGATTATGAGCGTTATGGCAAAGCCCGGTCTAAACACTTGGCTACAGCAACAAGTATTGCTTGCCGCCTTGACGTTGCCACGGGAAGAAGACGAATCGGAGTCTGACTGGTTAGTTCGAGTCATGTCTGACGCTAAATCTACTGGACGGGATGCAGCAGACAGAGGCACTCGTATGCATGGGGTGCTAGAGTGTTTTTACCGTAGTGAAGCCCCATCTATGTGGCCTATTTACGTCATAGAGACTGATCGAGCCATGATTGAACACTTTGGTCAGCGTAACTGGATCGCTGAAACTAGCGCAGCAGATTACGGGTTTGCTGGCAAAGTTGATTTGTGGTCTAACGAGGGTGACGGAATTGTTATTGATTTTAAGACCAAGGACGGTACTTTAGACAAGGTTGCTGTTTACCATGAACATTTGATGCAACTCGCAGCGTACAGGGTGCTTTTAGGCGTTCCAAAGGCAAGAGCTGCTAACGTGTTCTTAAACGAACGTGGTGACGTAAAGATTATTGAACACGACCATGATGACTTAAATCGTGCGTATGAGTGTTTTGAATGTTTGTTGAAGTTCTATAAGATCAAGAATAATATCTAGGTGTAAGCTGAAACGTGGTTTCCCTCCTTGTCCTCTGAGTAGGCTTACTTTTCACTTTTTTACAACAGTCAGGGTAAACACCTATAAATATCGCGTGCTTGTGCTATTAAGTTAGCTTAATATCTAGTTATGGCAATGACGCCATACAACAAATACAGGTGCATAACATGATACATATTTCCCCAGAGTCAGGACGCAACGACCATATCCACGGTGACGAAGAATACCGTGAGCATCTAGGTGCAGAGAAAGTTGACCTTTATGACGTTATCTTCGCAATTGAAAAAGGTGCATCTACGCACGATGGTCACAGCCACCACGACTGGATAAAGCGTATTTGTGAGGGTGATGAAATCACCACAATTATGCAGCACATTATCAAGAATCGTCATAAGCGTGAGTTTGCAGAGATTATGAACGAGATTGAAATTGCGGTGGAGGGCTGGTTATGAAATACAAAAAAATGCCCGTAGAGGGCTATGTGCTGGGTGCAATCATCTTGTTTGCAGTCTTTGGATTCTTACCCTTACTACATTGGATACTGTCATGACTAAATCAGATCAAGTATTGATGCACCTAAAAAAGAAACCAATTACATCGTGGGAAGCAATTAACCTGTACAAGGCCACAAGGCTTGCAGACATTGTTTTTAAGTTAAAACAAAAGGGTTTGAATATTGTTACTACGATGGTTGATAACGGACAAACACGTTTTGCACGTTATTACTTAATAAAGGATAAAAAATGAGCTACGAATTGACAGACGAAAAGCCCAAATTACCTTGTCCATTAAATGATGATCCTAATTGGAAGTACGTTCCATCAGCATCCACTAACGTAGCAGAAACACTTAAACGCTTTGGCTTTGTGCCACCATCAACAATCAAGGATTTAAAATGAAAAAGTATATCGTAGCCGTAGTGTTAGCTTTATCCGCTGGTGTTGTGTATGCAAATTGCGTCACTAACACTACGTTTTCAAATGGCAAAATGGTTACTTGTACAACTTGCTGTTATGGCAACAATTGCACAACTAACTGTTTTTAAGCAAGCATAGAAGTTGATTTAACTTTCACTTGCTCAACACGATTTAACCAGCCTTTGCCAAAAGTTTCAAAAGTATTTAGGCTGCGGTAAAAGTCCTCTTTGGCTTGGCTAAACTTTTCAATTAACTCGCTTTCAGGAATGGCTTTTACAGCCGCTAAGGTAATTGGCCCTATCCCACCGTCAGGCGTTACACCTACAGCAGTCTGCAACACCTTTGCGCTGCGTCCACAACCTGCGTTGACAGCAAAATCAAACACCAAGTAATCAATCCCGCTTGGCAGCTCGTCGCACTTACACGCATCCCAGAATTTCCGTTTGTAGAGCGGTTCAACCATCTCTGGTGTCAGCGAACGCATTTCTTTTTCGTTAGATTCACGACCAACCCATTCTTCCCAGACACGCTTGGTCACGCCGAGAT